AAGCGATGTCGGATGATGGACGGACAGGTCTCTGATGGATATGGCGTTTATATTAATGCACGCACCTAAACATGATAATGCGTGGCTCCTCAGGGCCGTATAGCCCATCATTCCTAGGCCGGGCGTTGACCAGGCTCAACGAGATCGTCAACCCGCCGGCTCGGCCGCGGACCATCGCCGGAACGCGCAGGCAGAGGACCGGCTCTGATCTGTTCTCCAAGCGGGAGCGGTCCTACAAGGAGTTGGATGCCCTCGAGGTCCGATATCTGCAGGGCGGTCCGGTGCGCGAGGCGATCGACAGCTATCCCCTGTTCGCCTTGAGCAATGGTTGGTACCTCGATGGGAAGGACGAGGCGCTGGTGAAGGACACTGAGGAACAACTGACCATCCTGGATATCGAGAGCAGCATCTGGCAGGGGATCATTGATAGCCTGGTGTTCGGCGATGCCTTCCAGGAGATCGTAACAGGAAGGGGGCAGTATTCGGGCACGATCCTGGCGCTCCAGCCCCGACCGGCCAAGATGTTCGACATAGACGCGGACGAGTACGGCGTAGTAACCGGATACAAGCAATACCTGGACCCCGAAGGCCGAAGGTATATCCAGCTCGACCTGGACCAGATCCTGCACATATCACTTTTCCACATCGGCGGGTCCGTGTACGGGACATCGCTGGTGAACAGCGCCAAGGACGACATCGATCGGGACGTACAGATGATCGAATCCCTTGTCAGCGCCATCGAGCGCCACGGGCACCCGCGATATCATGCCAAGGTTGGCAAGGAGGGAGAGGATGTCGGGCAGCCGGTGCTGGACTCCGTGGCCGACCAGCTGCACGACCTCAAGAGCAACACGGAGCTAGCCACTTGTCATGACGTGGAGATCGTCTCCCTGGATACCACAGGGGTCGGCAACACTCAGGCGTACTCTGACCTCACCCTCGGGCGCATGGCCTGCGCATTGGGTGTTCCGCTAGACGTCCTTGGCGTAACCGAGGGCAGCAACAGGTCCACGGCCACCGTGCGGCAGAAGGTCTTCGAGACGAAGATCTCAACGATCCAGCGCCGGATCGAGAACATATACAACTCGAATATAATCGATCGCCTCACCGGCCAGCCAGGCTCTGTAAGGTTCAAGTTCAACGACATCAGCCCAGAGGACGAGCTGCGTGAGGTCGAATACGTCGCCAAGGTCCTGGCCGCGGATCCGATCAGCCCGATCGTCGGCCATGAGTGGGCGAGGCGCAGGCTGCGGATCCCTGAGGAGGATGCAGGGCCATGACCTCCCCAGGAAGGATAGACCCGCGCGACCCGTCCCGCCTTAGGGCGACCGAGGAGCGCCGCGCACGCATCGCCGAGCGGGACATCAAGGAGGCGGTCGATGCGGCGGTCAAGCGGGTGGTCGAAGGCAACATCACAGACCCCAGGACCATACAGGCGATCGTGCAGGAGGAATTGGGCCGCTACGAAACAACGGCATCCGATAGATATCGGTCATGGACGTCGGACACGGTGCAGAGGTCCGTCCTCCGCGCCGAGCAGCTCCTGCGCGCATCGGGTGTGCGCATCGAGGCCGCGTTCGGTCCGCGTCCGATATCCCCGCAGCTCCGCGACGCGTTGACGCTCAACGTGCAGAACCAGATCGAGTCGCTCACCGCCTCGACGAAGGCCAAGGTCACAAGCGCCTTGATCGAGAGCATGAGCGCTGGCGACGGCGCGAAGGCCGCGGCCAAGCGGGTGAGCGAGGCCACGGGCATGGAGCGCAGCAGGGCGTCCTTGATCGCCCGGACGGAGACGATGAGAGCCTATAACCAGGTCAACGAGGACCAGTTCCGGAAGCACGACATCACATCCGTGGAATGGCTGGCGGCGATCGATGAGCGGACCTGCGATGTATGCGGTGCGCATCATGGTCAGCGGTACCCGATCGACAAGCACCCGGAGGTCCCGGCGCACCCGAACTGCCGGTGCATACTGGTCCCAGTCATTGAGGGGGCGGTATAATGCCTTACAGGACGATCGCGGACCTCCCCGAGAACATCCGCAACAGCCTGACCGCGGAGGAGGCAAAGCGGTTCATTGCTGCGTTCAATGCGGCCTACAAGGACGGCAAGGACGAGGAGACGTGCTTCAGGATCGCCATGGCTGCCGCGAAGAAGCGAGAGGCATCTTCCGCACAGAGCGCCATGAGGATGCTGAACAGGACCCTCTCATTCAGCAATTACATCGAGGTCGATGGCGGGATGCTCGTCAAGGACGTCCCATTACTGGCGGTCGGTGAATGGACCGATTCGGCCGTAGGAACCCCGCTCTACTATCCGGCCAAGGTCCTGGAGAGGGACGCCCTCAACTGGTATGATAACAGCTTTTGGGCCAGGCACGGCGGGAAGGTTCCGCGCAGCGTCGTCTCCGATCTGATCGGCGAGGTCCGCAACATACGCTACGACGGATCGTACAAGGAGAACGGCATGGTGGAGCCGGGCGCGATCATCGGGGATATTTACTACTCATACTCCACACAGGCAGGGAAGGACGCGGCGGCGCAAGCGCTCGCACGCGCCAAGGCAGGCAACCCGCTCGCCGTGAGCGTGGAGCACGGCGGGGGGGAGAAATACAATCCCAAGACCAAGCGCATGGAGGCCACGGACCTGTGGTTCGGCGGCGTCGCCAGCGTGGTCAGGGGAGCGTGCGAGCGGTGCGTGATGCCGCGTGCGAACGAGGCGGACGCCGACGGGACGACAGGAGACGAAAGCATGGACGAAGAGACGCAGAAAGCCCTCTCCGCATTGGAGGCCAGGCTCAAGGCGTGCGAGGAGAAGCTCGCCGCCCTGACCGAGGGACCGCCGGCGGAGGTGGCCGAGGAAGTTGCCGAAATGGGCAAGAAGCTGGGCGTAGCGCTCGAGCAGCTCAAGGAGCTGGAGGGCGTCAAGAGGACGAATGCAAGTTATGAGGAGCGCATCAAGGCGCTCGAGAGGACGCCGAACCGCAGGACCGTGGCCGAGCAGGAGAGGGAACTCGAACAGCTCACCGTGCCTGACGGGTACAGCGTGAGGAGGGTGTGAGATGGCAGACATATCGGCGTTCCCCGACATGGGCGACACCATCCTGGTGTCCGGGGACAACATACAGACGTACGTCGCAGGAGCGGCGATCAAGAAGGGGCAGGCCGTGGCGATCCACGCCACCGGCGTGAGCGAGACAGTGCATCCGGCGGTCAAGGGGACCACCGCGAGCGTTGAGGGAGTCGCCCTGGCCACCGTGGCAAGCGGGGAGAACGTCGCTGTAGCCGGTCCGGGCTGCGTGGTCTACATGGCGAACGCGGACAACACGACTGCGATCGACGCCGGGTCCGGGGTCGAGGACAACGCCAACGCGGTGGGGGGCACCATAAGTGCCCTGCCTGCGAACAGTGGCGCAGCGACCGGCGCATACGCGAACCTGGTGGGCGTGGCGATCGACGACATCGCGGGCGGAGCGACCGGCAGGGTGAGGCTGATCTGTTCGATCACCTGCGTACCGAACTCGAGCTGAGGTGAACACATGACACAACTACTCAAGGACTATCTGGCCGTGGCGCTTAGCGACAACAAGGCGACGGCCAGGCGGCTCGCCGAGCGGCCATACATACGCAAGCTCGGATATCTGGACGAACAGGGCAGGGTCCAGCCGGTGAGGGAGCTGCTGCTCACGGGCGACCTGAGCGGCAGCAACCTGATCCAGACGGAGGTCAAGGCCACCGTCGTGGAGGGCGCGCAGCCGGTCAGGGCGTTCATGGACGCTCTGCCGATCGACCGGACCCCTGGGACCACCTTCAAGTGGCCGTACGGGGCCAGCGGCGTCTACGCGAAGAAGTACCCGCAGGGTGCGGAGATACACATCAACACACAGGAATACAAGGCCGCATCCTACGATGCCAGCGAGGTCATCGGTCAGAGGCCGCTCATCACCGACACCATGATCGAATCGGGCCAGGTGGACATCATCGAGCAGGAGATCAAGTACGCCGGCGCCGCTGTCATGAACAAGGCCGAGCGCATCTGTCTCTCCGCGATCCTGGAGAAGAGCGGGCTGGAGTGGGACACCACGGGGTCCAACCAGGGCCTCAAGGCCGTTGCCAAGGCCGTCTCTAAGCTGAAGGGGCAGAACATGGCGCCCGACGTGGTCGTCATGCATCCCGACGCCGAAGGCATCTGCATGCAGGACGTGGTCGTGCCGACCTCGCCCGGAGCGGACACGATCGCCAGGGGTCAGGGCATCCCGGACGGGTATCTCGGCCTGAAGTGGCGCGTGTGCAGCGTCGCGGACGACTCCAGCACTTACACCTGGGGATACTCCGCCGACGGCAATATCGGCATGCTCGTTCTCGACAGCGCTCGCGCGGGCGGCATTTACCTGCCCAGGGACCTCACCATCAAGGACTACGAGGACCCCATCCGCGACATGAAGGGCATGACCGTGACCATGCGCATGGACTGCCAGAGCCACATCGCCAACGGCGCGTGCCGGGTCGAGTACTAAACCCCTTCCCCTTAACATTTTTTGGGGAGGATGAATGCTGAACGAGAACGGGAGCGGGAAATACCTGAGCCGGGACTGGCAACGTAAGCGAGCGGAGGCCATGATCGACCGCAGGCGCTTCTCGGACTCCGAGCTTGAATGGCTTGAGATCGGGGAGAACGACGGCACCGGGAAGCTGCGGAAAGAGACCTACGAGATCGAGACGCAGCCCGTCGTCGATCTCCCGTACGCTGCGACGTCCCGGCGCAGGCATGACGTCCGGGAAAGACCGGAATGCGGAGGGATAGACTGATGGGACAGAGATTCACCCAATCCAATCTGAACATGAGCGGTTACGAG